GCAGTTATTCATGACCTGAAGAAAGAGGGAGATGAAATACGTTGCGAGCTGAAAACAGCTCCTAACGGTAGCCGATACGGTGAGTATACCATGGTGAAAGACCGTGTCGCATCACAGTGGGATTTTGGCTTTTAATCCTTTCTACAAAATCTCACTGATTGTCGACCGTCCATGTCGAATGAAACAAACTGGTCAGTGCCTGAGCATGCATGGAAACTGCTCATGAACTTTATAGTCTGTGCCTGAGTATGCACTGAAACTACTCTACTCCTTTCAAAGAATGCCTGGGCATGCATTAAAACTGCCCATTTTTATTTGGAGAGGTAAGGCAATAATGGTAGAAAAATATATACACAAACCGTGTCCATGCGGAGAAAGTTCAGATGCGTTCAGTCACCACAAAGGGCCGTGGTATAAATGTTTTTCGTGCAACAAAAACTTCCACAAAGACCAACTTGATGAGGAAGGATTTGAGTTCGACGAAATACAGACCAAGAGTAAAACAATCCCAAAAGATTTACTCCAGGGCCAAGCACAAGCAATTAAGACTAGAGGAATAAGCAAAGAGACATGTGAGAAGTTTGGATACATCAATGCCAAAGATGGTAATGATTGGGTACAAGCTGCAACTTATTATACAGATTTTGGTGAGCCGATAGCTCAAAAGGTCCGCACACAAGATAAGAAGTTTAGATGGGTTGGTGAACCAAAGAAGGCTAACTTGTTTGGACAACATCTATGGGGCGACACTGAAGGTAAAAGAATTGTATTAACTGAAGGTGAAATTGATTGCCTTACTATAGCACAAGTTTTTGGATTAAAGTGGCCAGTATGTTCTTTAACAGATGGAGCACAATCCGCTGTACGAAACATAAAAGAAAATTATGAATTCTTAAACAAATACTCAGAGATAGTATTGTTTTTTGACTCTGACCCAGTTGGTCGAGAAGCTGCTAAAGATGCAGCTCAACACCTACCAGCTGGCAAGGTGAAGATTGCCAACCTCTCAAACTACAAAGATGCCAATGAGGCACTTGTAGATGGCAAGTCAGGTGCTGTAACACAAGCTGTATTTGAAGCTAAAGTTTATGCACCTGACGGAATTAAGGCAGCATCTGAGTTTGCTTCCGCAATACACATGGATTTATCTGCTGCTGCGTCCATAGGTTATCCGTATCAAGGACTTAATGAACTTTTAGGAGGGGGATTAAGACCTGGAGAACTAGTTGTGGTTGCAAGTGGAAGTGGCTCAGGCAAAACATCATTAGTTACATCTGTAGCATTACATTTACATCGAGCTGGTGAAAAACTTGGTTTGATTATGCTTGAGGAAAGTAACTTACATACAATCAAAAGATTGGTAGGATTACAAGCTGGTAAGACTGTTCCTAAGTTTGATGAGCTTTCTAGAGAAGAAAAAGATAAAGCCTTCCAGGAACTATTCTCAGAACATGAATTACATCTGTTTGATCATTTTGGTTCTAGTTCAGTTGAGACAATTATGTCTCGCATTAGATACATGGCACAAGCATTAGATTGCAGATGGATTATCCTGGACCACTTATCGATTATGGTATCTGGAATTCAAACTGGCGACGAAAGAAAAATGATTGATGTTGCTATGACAAGTTTAAGAACTCTTGTTCAAGAACTTGGCATTGGTTTAATAGCTGTTACTCATCTATCTAGACCAGCTGGAAGTGTGTCTCATGAAGATGGAAAACCAGTACAAGTTCATGAACTTAGAGGTAGTCATAGTGTACTGCAATTAGCTGACGTATGCATTGCCATGAATAAATTGAAAGAAGATCCACATGGTAATTTTCGTGAGTTGTTTGTATTGAAAAATAGATTTACTGGTCAGTGTGGTAGTGCTGGTCTTGTCGAATATAATCCTGACACAGGAAGTTTATCTGAATGTCCAGTTTAAAGCGTTTAGCGTTTGACCTGGAGAGTGATGGACTACTTCCTAAACTTACTAAAATACATTGCTTGGCTGTACGGAATATAGATACAGATGAAGCAGAAGTTTTTAACGGAAGCAACATCGTCGACGCATTAAAACTTCTAGATACAGCTGATGAGATCTGGGCACATAATGGAATTAATTTTGATGTACCAGCTTTATATAAAGTTTATCGCTGGATGCCTAAAGCAAAAGTTCGAGATACTATGATTATGTCCAGAATGCTCTGGAGTAATTTAAATGATTTAGACCACTCAAAAAAATTAAAACTACCATTACGATTACATGGTTCGCATGCATTAAAAGCCTGGGGAATAAGATTAGATGAGCACAAAGGTGATTATAATGGTGGCTGGAATTATTGGTCACAAGAGATGGAAGACTATTGCATCCAGGACGTCGTCGTCACTGTAAAATTAATTAAACTTATCGATGCAAAAGAAACATCAAAAGAAGCTGTAGAGCTGTCACATAAATTAGCTGAAGTTTGTCAGCAAATAGAAACTAATGGCTGGAAGTTTGATGAGAATAAAGCAAACAAATTACTGACTACTCTAACGGAGAAGAGGGAGCAAATCAGAGCTTCACTTTCAGGATTGTTTGATGATTGGTATACTTTCCAAGAGGTCCATGAACCAAAAGTAAATAATTCTAAAAGAGGCATCACTAAAGGATGTCAGTATAGTAAGGTTAAGTTAAATCAATTTAATCCAGCTTCAAGAAGTCACATAGCAAACAGATTAATTTCAAAATATTCCTGGAAACCAAAAGTGTTTACAGAAAAAGGTGGTGTGAAAGTAGATGAAACAGTTTTGTCTACACTTCCATATCCAGAAGCAAAACAGTTATCAGAATTTTTCCTACTTGATAAGCGTATCGGAATGTTATCCGAAGGCAGACAAGCATGGTTAAAAAAAGTTTACGGTGGGATGCTTCATCACTCAATCATAGTGAATTCTTGTGTCTCCCAACGAGCATCTCATCGTAATCCAAACTTAGCACAAATTCCAGCAGTACGAGCACCATATGGAAAAGAGTGCAGAGATCTATTTACTGTACGTCCAGGATTTAAATTAGTTGGTGCAGACTATGCTGGATTAGAACTAAGAATGCTTGCTCACTACATGGCAAAATTTGATGGTGGTAAGTTTGCAAAAGAAGTTGTTGAAGGAGATATTCATACAACAAATTCTAACCTTTTAGGTATCAGCAGAGATGAAAGTAAACGATTTATTTACGCTACAATTTACTCAGCTGGACCAGCAAAATTAGGTGAAATTGTAGGTGGTGGTGTTAAGGAAGGAGCAGCTCTTAGAGCACGTTTTTACCAGCAATATCCAGCATATAAAACACTGCTTAATCAAGTTCAGAAGACCGCTGAGAGGGGTTATTTATTAGGGATAGATGGTAGACGCCTTCAGGTGCGTTCGTTGCACTCTGCATTAAACCTTTTAATCCAATCTGCTGGGGCAATTCTATGCTCTAAATGGCTAGTTTTATTTGATGAAAAAATGAGAGCTGATGGTCTTATTCCAGGGTGGAAAAATGACTACGCAATCACAGCTTGGGTTCATGATGAAATTCAAGTTGCAACCAAAGAAGGAATAGAAAATGACACAGGTAATAGACTTAAAGAAATGGCAAAAGAAGCTGGCCGACAACTCAAAGTCAGGAGCAAAGTCGAAGCAGACTTCACCGTCGGTACAAGCTGGGCAAATACGCACTGATTTACTTCCAGAAAAGTCTGATGAATTAAATACAATGATACCCATACAAGTATCAGAAATACCTATTGATAAAACAACATTAGAATTAATTATTGTTGCAGAACAAGCTTGGCAAAAACCATTTAAACTTAACTCAGCTTTTGCCAGGAAATATTCTTTTGGTGTTTCTATAGCAGCTCAAGTTGGATGGATTTCAACTGAAATATCTGAAGATGTTTTTACCAAGACTTGGAGAATTACAGAACCAGGTATGCGTTTCCTAAATGATTTTAATGCACAACATGCTCCACATATTACTGATGCATTAAAGAGAGTATTAGAGGGCAAAAATGACAAACCAAGTAATACCAAATAAACCGTTCGAATTAGTTATCGACGCAGACAGTTTTCTGTACGCAGCTGCAATCGATGCTGAAGAAGAACTTGAATGGTCTGAAGATAATTGGACCTTAAATTGTGACCATAAAAAAGCTAAGGATCATTTTCTAAATAAGATTGTGGACCTTATTCATTTAAGTGGATGTAGTCTTTATACTTTATGTTTTACTGGTCCTAAAAATTTTAGGTACGATTTATTTCCTGACTATAAATCCAACAGAGTAGGAAAGAGAAAACCAGTTGGATTTTTAGCTCTTAAAGAATGGGCATTAACAACAGAATTACCTAACGATGCAAAAGGCCGTGCAATGTTATGGCCAGGCATTGAAGCCGACGACGTAGTTGGAATATTAGCAACTGAGAAAAATACTAAACATCAAAGAGTGATACATAGTATTGATAAAGATTTAAAAAATATTCCTGGAATTCATTTAGAAATTTATGAAGAAAATGATTTACTTTGTTCACGCTTTGTTCTAATTTCAGAACAAGAAGGATATAGAAACTTTCTTGAACAAGTACTTATCGGTGACACGTCGGATGGATATAAGGGTTGCCCTGGATATGGTCCAGTAAAGGCAAAGAAACTATTAGATAAGAATACCAGCTGGCGAAGCGTAGTAGGTGCTTTTACTACAGCTGGGATGTCGGAAGACGATGCTTTAACACAAGCACGATTAGCTCACATTTTACACTGTAGTGATTACAACAAAGAGACAGGCGAAGTGAAGCTATGGAGCGATACTACAAGTGGATTTTAAAAGAAATGAAAAAGAAGAAGGAGAATTCTATGGATAAAGTAGAACACGATATTGTTAGTCACCAACAATTTTTAGCAAAAGAAAGTGGTTATGATTTACAGGCTTTTGAAGAGAGCAATGTAACCTCACCAAATCACTATACTAAAATGAAGGTACAACCGATTGAGTTTTTAATGACAAACGATTTACCTTACTGGGCATCAAACGTCATTAAATATGCAGCACGAGCTGGAGCTGGTGGCAAGCTTGTCGAAGGCAAGTCATCACTTGAAAGCGAATTAGACGACATAAACAAAATACTCGAGTACTCGCAGTTCCGTAAACGACAGCTGTTGGGAGAACCGATTACTGGAGGACCAAATGAAGGTACAAAAAAAAGAGGTAGAAAATCTACTAGATAAATTAATCACTGCACAAACGATTTTAGATGTTTGTGAAGAACAATTAGGAGAGTTTAACGAGTTTGTAAAATTACTCCGAAAAGAAATTGATGTGACAATTAAACAAACAAAGTTGTCATTGCAAAATTAGCTGGCTTCCAATTGGGAGCTTTTTTTAACTTTGAATTTTGAGGAAGAAAATATGAGAACAGCTCCATCAACTAGAGCACAAGTAATTACTAGAAGAACATACAACAGGCCAGTTAATGATAACGGTACTCAGTTTGAAACCTGGGAGCAAACTGTAGGCCGAGTTATGGACCATCAGCGATGGCTGTGGGAAAGAGCATCTGGCCAACCACTAAATATGTTTGAACGCCAGGAGCTTTTAGATTTAGCAGAAATTATTAAAAAGAGAGAAGCATTACCATCTGGTAGGCAGTTATGGCTAGGTGGTACGGAAGTATCAAAATCAAAAGAAAGTACAATGTTTAATTGTTCTGCAAAAAGAGTTGAAAGTGTGTTCGACGTCGTCGACTTATTTCATTTACTTTTGCAAGGCTGCGGTGTCGGATTTACACCAACACCAGGAACACTGCATGGTTTTTCTAAGAAGATCAAAATAGAAAATGTGTACTCCGAAAGAGATAAAGATTACAAAGGCAACCCAAATAATATTGAAACATTTGATGAGCAATCTAAAACCTGGAGGATAGTTGTAGGTGACAGTGGCGAAGCTTGGTCCAAGGCAATTGGTAAAATTGTAGCTCATGTTCATCCTAAAGCTGAGACATTAATTATTGATACAACGCAAGTTCGTGGTCCAGGAGGAAGAGTAAAAGGTTACGGTTGGATTAGCCAAGGTGACAAGGCATTGCAAGCTGCTTTAACTGGAGTTTGTGGAATATTTAATAAGCGAGTAGGGCAGCTGTTAACAGCAATTGATATACTCGACGTGATGAACTTTCTTGGTACGGTACTATCTACCAGACGGTCAGCTGAGATTGCATTGTTACCATATGGTCATCCTGAATGGAGAGACTTTGCACTAGCAAAGAAGGACCATTGGGAAGGCAATATGCAAAGAAGCCAATCTAATAATTCATTAGTCTTTGAGGCAAAACCTACCAGAAAACAATTAGAAGAAATCTTTGAATTAATGCAAGAAGCTGGAGGTAGTGAGCCAGGATTTATTAATGCTCAAGCAGCTCGAAAGAGAGCACCTTGGTTTAGTGCAGTTAATCCGTGTGCTGAAATTCTGTTAAGTGGAAGTGGATCATTTTGTAATTTAGTAGAGCTAAATGTAAGTGCATTTAATGGTCGTATGAAAGATTTATTTAAGGCCATTAGATTAATTGCTAGAGCAAATTATAGGCAATCAACCGTGGACCTAAGAGATGGAATTCTTGGTCAAACTTGGCATGAGAATAATAACTTTCTAAGACTTTGCGGAGTTGGCCTGACAGGCATTGCAGCTTGGGAACACAAAGATAATCCTGAGACTTATAAACAACTTAGAATAGCAGCTCATGAAGGTGCTAATGATATGGCAGATGAATTAGATTTGCCGAGGTCCAAGGCTATCACAACAATCAAACCTTCTGGTACATTATCCAAAATCATGGACTGTCCTGAAGGCATTCATGTACCACTGGGCAAGTATATATTTAACAACATAAACTTTCCTAAACATGATCCACTTGTTGGCAAATTGATAGCAGCTAATTACAAAGTTATTGAAAACCCATACGACAAAGACAGTGTGACAATATGCTTTCCAGTAGCTTGGGATAATGTTGAGTTTACTGACATCCAGGGATTAGAGATTAATAACGAACTAGCTGTTACTCAGCTCGAAAGATACAAAATGGTCATGCAGAATTATGTGGACCACAATTGCTCTATCACTGTTTCGTACGATGCAGATGAAGTATCAAGTATCATCGATTGGATACTAGAAAACTGGGATGATTATGTCGGAGTTTCATTTCTGTACAATACAGATCCAACTAAATCAGCTGAAGATTTAGGCTACTTATATCTGCCGCAAGAAGTCGTCAGCAAAGAGAAATACGAAGAGTATGTAGCACAGCTCAAGCCAATCAACATGAGTTCATCAGGCATCATTATCGATGACCTGGAAGATGATTGTGAAGGCGGAGCTTGCCCAATTAGATAAAACTACAGGAGATTATTATGTGGATACCAATTGTATTGGTCATCTGGTCAGGTGTGCCTGAGTGGCACATA